GTAAATCCCTAGAGCTGTGCAACCCTGTCCTACGACTCTATCAAGCACCTCTCTATCAAACCAGCTCATGGTTTTCCAGCCTAAGTTCATGTAGAAGGCTACTGCTTGACAGATTGATACGGCATTGCACAAAAATCCCGAACACCCAGATTCCTTCACAGTCTTCAATTGAGAATAGAGAGAGCTGATTGTTGTGGACAGAGAGGACTGAGGAGTTATATCCACAGATCTGCAGAGGAATTTGATCTTAGGAGAAACAATAGTGTTCCCCATGTAAAATTTGGAATTGAACTCAAACATTTCTCTCAAGGTCACGGTTGTTTTTTCATAACTAGTTGTGACTCCAAACAATTTGTCTACGGTAGATTTGATTCTTGGCCACATTCCTCTAAGTATTTTCATAGCTTCCACAACCAATCCTCTTTCTCCTGTTAAGCTAACTAGGATCCCTTCATCATCAGACGATGCTTCAAAAGAGAAGGTCACTTTCACTTCATGGTGCTGCAAAATTGACCTAGTGTGAGCTTCTAACACTTCCATGTGCAGGATGTGGTACAGACTTGATGGATAGTGTAGAATCCCCTGCAACATGTCTGAAGGCGCTGTGATGGTGGAGCCATGTTTAGAAAAGAAATCACAAGTCTTCTGTCCCAAAAACACTTGCTTCAAGCTCTCCACATTTTCAGATGATATAACAGAGTTGGGACTAGACATCATCATTTCCATTAATTTCCTTGGCATCTGTATTAGTTTCTGCTTATGCATCCCTAAGTAAGAAGAAAAGAAGCCCCATGATTCCTCTGGGAAAAGACTTTTAACCATGCTCATGAACTCATGCAGACTGAAATTTTGAGACCATGTTGTCATATCACCAGACACCTTCATGGTCATCATGTATTCTTCATCGTTCCTGTCGCATTTCACCTTGCGGAAATGGTCTGCAACAAACCTATCTTTTGACTTGTCATCAGTTAGTACTTCGGAAGGGTGTATTCCACAAACTCCTCTGAATATGTCACAGAAGAACCTTGTAGCCATCCG